TGCCCATGAGCCCCTCACGCGCTCAGCGAAGCGAGCACCACGAGCGCACCGAGATCGCCCGCGTCCGTATCGCCCTCCTCCTTCGCGAGGACGACGAGGTACTTTATGTAACTGACGTCGAGCGGGAAGAGCTTGCGCAGCTTGTCCGTGGCGTTGTCGGACGCGTAGAAGTCGACCGCGGTCCCGCGCAGCTTCCGCACGTTGAACTCGGGCGTCAGCGTGAAGTCCACGCTCGCCGGCAGCGAGTCACCGAGCGTAGCGTCAGTACCGGTGCCCTCGAGCTCGGCGAGCACCCCCCACTCGTCGTCCGTCACGAGCGGTGCCGACGAATGGTTGCTCCCGAGAATCACGAGGCCCGGCTTTCCTGGGGTGCCGCTCGCGTCGGTGTTGTACTTGATCGTGAGCGCGCACGTGCGAGCGCCCTTGCATTCGAGCACGGTGCCCGCGACGTAGTTCGCCGTAAGCGTCGCGTTGAAGATCTCGGCGTTGTCGCCCTTGTGGGCCGCGGGCACGCTCGGATTGGGCGCGCCGGTTCCAAATGTAGCCATGATGTCTCCGTGCACCGCGCGCTATGCGGCGGCGTCGTAGATGCTGATCGACGCGATGTTGATCGTGCCCGCGCCAGCGCTGCGGTTCGCCTCGATCATGTGCTCGTCGTCGCGCGAAGAGCGGCGACCGTTGCTGACGGTGTTGTTCTCGGCGTCGCACGCGAACGTGGCCGCCGCACCGCTCGTCACCGGGAGCCACGTGTAGCTCGTCGTGCCGGCGGGAATCGTGATCGTCGAGACGCCGGACCCGCCCGACGTGTTGTTGACGCGGCAGCTGCCGGCGGTCGTGCCGTCGCTGCACTTCGCGAGGATGCGCCAGCTCATCGTGCGCGTCGTGTCCGTGCTGAAGAGGTAGCGTCCGAGCAGCGTGAACTCGTCGTCGAGGAGCGCGGCCCACGACGGCGAGGCGGTGGTGATCGCAAACGGGCTCTTGTCTCCAAGCGAAAGCTGATACTCGCCGACGCGGCGGCATGCGCTGCGTAGCTCGTTCTGCCGATCGAGGATCTCATCCGTGTGCCGCAGCTCGAAGATCGGCTGACGCGGCCAGAACCCGAGGCGATCGGTGCCGAGGTCGCTCCCGCTCGTGGCGAGCAGGTAGCGCGGGACCGCTTCGATCCCCACGCTGTGTAGCGTGACGGCGAAGCCGCTCGGTGCTGCGAGCGTGAACCCGAGCTCGGCCTCGCTCTCGCTCTGCGAGGCCCGGTCCACGAAGATCGTGACCGGCGTCGCGTCCCTCGGCCGATCGACGCGCACAGCGTGCGGCGTCCCGCCGATCGTCACCGTGCACGTCCCGGAACTGCTCGCGGTCAGCACGAGCGAGTACGCGTACCGCGTCGTCTGATAGCGCGGCTTCGTCCAATAGCGGAAGTTCGCGCTGTCTGCTGCCGAGACCGTGACGAGCGGGCAGTGCACCGGCACGTCGATCGATCCGCGCCCAGCGAGCCAGCATTGCTGCCGCGCAGCCTCGACCCAGTGCACGCTCCGCACGCTGTTCGAAATCGCAACCTCGCCCTGGCGCAGGTCGACGCGCGACTCGGGGACGGTTGCCGACATGCGTCCCCCTTACGGGTGGTAGTACTCGCGCAGGTGCACACCGCCGAGGCGCGGCTCAGCTTGCGAGTTCGACCGCGCGCCCCAAACGTGCAGCCGCGCGCGGAGCCACGTCGCAGTAACGGGCGTGCCTCCGACGCTGTCGACCGTCGAGACGGTGCGCGTCGCTCGTCGCACGTGGTCGCGGTCGAGGTAGATCAGCGAGCCGCCCGAGACCCACGCGAAGGTGGCGGACGTGATCGTTGCGGTGGTGAAGACGTTCACGCCAGCCGTGAACAGGTCCGCTTCGGCGTCGCCCTCCGGCGCGAGGATCGCGCGGAAGACCGCCGACTGCACCGCGTCGTCGCTCTGCACGCGAAGCCGGACGAAGCAGCGGTAGCTCTCGAGGTCCTCGCGCACGTGGAGATCGAACGGCGTCGATGTCCACATCGGATAGTAAACGTCATCAGTGATCGAAGCTGCGTCCTGCGTCAGGTAGAGACTGCTGTGACTGACCCAGTTCACGCGCTGCTGCGCGTACTGATCGGCGAGATGATCGAGGTTTCCGATCGCTCGGCGAGAGATCCCCGTGTCGCAATACTCTTGGCTATCCACATTCGCTTCGTCGAAGCGCACATAGTGCCCGAGCTCGGATGACGGCATGCGTCAGGCGCCGTACGTACGAGGGTTCGTGTTGGCGGCAAGGAGCGCCGTAGAGCTCGCGATCGCCGCGTACTTGCGCTCGGTGTCGTTCGAGTTGCTGTAGTCCTGGAACATGAGCTCCCACGTAAACGCGCCGGGAACGAACACGTTGTTGAAGGCGACGCGGATGACGTGCGTCGAGGTGTTCACCGCCGTTACGGTGCCCTCGACCTCAGAGGCGGTCTCGCTGTCGTACTTCACTATTTTCACCGAGTGATCGACCTCGATGAAAGTATCGACGTTCGCGAGCACGGCGCCTGCCGAATCGAGCGGCGCGTAGAGCGTGTGATTGATGGTGAGGTCCCAGACGTTCCCGCCCTGATCCGCCGTCCCGGTAACACGCGCCGTTGGCGAGTAGCCCGCGACGTTGGCGAACGAGATCAGGATGCGCAGCCGTCCGTGCGCTTCGCCGAGCGCCCAGCGGCGGCCGACGACGATCCCTACGACGCCCGATATCGGGCGCACTCCGCTGAGATAACTCGGCAGGTGCTCAGCGCTGAACGAGACGATGTCGCCGATCAGCAGGTTGAAGAGCTTCCAGCTCACGTGGACGTCGACGAACGAGTGCGGGTAGCCGAAGAGCCCGAGCACCGGGAGCGCCATCTCCGCGACGGCGTTCTCGCCGATCTCTCGCCACTCCTGCGCGAGACCGGCCGCCCGGCTACGCGGCTCGATCGTGAGCGGCCGATCCTGGTGATCCTGCGCGTATGCCGTGATGTCGACGGTGTCGATCGTCGTCTCGGTCCACTCGTCGTCACGCGCGACGTAGCCCGTCTTGAGCTCGACGCGGTTGATCGTCTGATTGCCTCGCTCGATCGAGCTCCACCCGACGCTCACGATTTCTTCGTCGATCGTCGTCGCGTCCGCCGTCGACTCGTTGGGTTGGCGCAGGATGCGCACGCCGATGCGCCCGTCGCTCTCGATCACCGGGAAGAGGTTGAGGAGGCGCCACTCGCCCGCGAGCATCTCGGCAAGATCGACGGGAGCGGCAAGCGTATAGAAGCGCCGATCGAGCCACGAGCGCCCGCGGATCGCGTCGGCGATCACCGCGCTCCAATCGGCGATGTCGCTCGACGTGACGAACGGCGCGGTGCCGCGGTTGGCGTAGTCGACCGACTCGGTGAGCAGGAACTCGCGGAAGTCGTCCAGGTTGCCCGTTGCTACCCCGCGCAGCGGATTCACAGCGGGCGGGCTGAACGCGCCGTATCGCTCTCCCGCGACGGCGAGCAACGGCTCGAGCTCGATGTAGTTGTCGGCGGCCGAGACGCCGGCCGAAACGATCGCGTGTTCGCGCGTATCGCCACTCGGCCAGTCGATCTCGCACGTGACCCAGTCGTCCGCGACGCCGGAGTTCAGGTAGAGGCGGTAGCGCGGCCACGTCGCGGCGTCGGACGGGCTATGGAGGCTGTCGTCACCGCTCTCACCGAAGAACCCGCGCGGGACGAGGCGGTCGTCCTCGTGGCGCGTGAACCATCGCGGGTAGATAACATCTCCGGCCGATATCGAATCGAACAGAGCGCCATCCTCGTCGACGTACTCCGCCATGTCGAACGACGTCTCTCCGTCCTGCTCGCTCTGAATAAGGACCTGGAAGTTTGTCACTCCGGTACCGACCACGATCTGCAATGTCCAGCGGCCGTCTTCGGTCTCGATCGCTCGGAGCGTCGACGCGAGGCCAAGGTCCGCGATCCGTGATTCGCCCCCAGTCGTAAGCCAGTCGGTGAGCGCCTCGACGAAGTCGCGCTGCGTCTCGAAGAACCCGGTGAACCAGTCCGTATCGTTATCCACTCCGCCGGCAGTCGTCTCCGCGACGAGCACACGGAGCCCAGCATGCGAAGGGTAGTAGATCCCGCGCGGGTACTTCGGTACGTCGAGCCCGCCGCCGAGCTTGCTCTCGAGCCGCTCCGCGATCGAGCCGATCTGGATGTGCCAGCTCGCGCCCGCGTCGTCGCAGCGCGGCTCGCTCGTGACGTGGCCGAGCCAGATCTGTGTTCCGTCGCCCTGCGGGTCGTCGCCGTCCGCGTAGCCGTAGATGTACGCGCGCCGGCCGCGCACGCGCAGCGGGCGGTTCGCGATCAGCGCGTACGGCACCGCGCCTTCGTTCGCCCAGTGCTTTTGCGCGATCGTATCCCAGTACGCGCGCCCGCCCGTGACGTCGAGCTCCGTCGCGCTCGGCACGTCGTCCACCAGGATCGCCTCCGTCCCGATGTGCACGACGTCGCCGTCAACGATCCCACCCGTGCTCAACAGCGTGATCGTCTCGTCGTCCGACTCGACGCTCGCCGCGACGAAGCGCTCGATCGACGGCATGAACCAGAACGCCCGCGACACGAGCTCGTCGTCGGTCTCGAAGATCGTGATCGAGACGCCCTGCGCTTCGAGCTTCGCCTCCGGGATGTTGACGCTGTCTTCGATGACGATCCCTGCGCCCATCTCGGGCAGCGCGTATACGCGCACGCGGCCGTCGGCCGTCGTTTGCTCCATGCGCGGGTCAGAAACGAACTCGTACGGCAGGCCCTCGATCATGAGCCGGACAGCGAGCTGGCCGCTGCCCGTCGCGATGAAGCGGTTCCACGGCGTCGTCATTTGGTGACCCCTTCACGCCGGTCCGATCGTTGTTACCTTGGTCCGCCATGTTTCAGCGGCGGTGGTGGATTGGGGCGGGCGCGGCGGTGGTGGCTGGCTGTATTGGCGAGGCGCCGCGGTGCGAGGTGCCCGCTGGGGCCGTCACAGCGATGGCGGAATGCGGGCCGGACGACGACATCCCCACGCAGAGCGGTGAGGAGCGCGACGGGATGACGTGGCTGCACTTCGCCACTTGCGACGAGGCATGGGAAGCGCGGTGCGACCCTGGCCGTCTCGGTGGTGGCACCCGTCTAACGGCGCCGGTGGTGTGCGCCTCCGCGGACGCGGCTTCCTCTTGCGCGAGCGGCTCGCCGCGATGCGTCGCGATTCCGTGCGACGGTGAGACCCACCTCGGCGCCGATCACCCGGACGCCCCGTAGTGTCGGAGGGGGACGGCTCCGCACTCTATACAGTGCTCGTCGCGACCGCGGCGGTCGCTTGGCTCGTGATGTGGCTCGCCGCGTGGTGGTCGGTCGTCAGCGCAGCGAAGGAGCTGCGCGCCGCGCGCGCGCGACTCGATGCGATGCACACCACCTTGCAGGAGCACCTTGCCGAGAGCCGTCTTGCGAACGAAAACCTCTCCGAGGGATTCGCGCGCATGCTCGGCGCTGCCGACGACGAGCCCTAGACCGAGCCTAGGTACTGCGCCTCGACCTCGAGATCCCACTTCGCGTGGTAGTCGCGGAACACGCTCTTGCGCGAACCCTCATCGAACTCGCCCGTCACGAACTTGCAGACGAGGTTCGCGGCCGGAGTGGTCGTCCGGAACACCACCGGCTGATGACAGCGCACATGCTTCCGCAGCGCCTCATACGTCCACGGTGCGGCGGTGACTGCTTGATCCTCGAAGACGCTAGCTAGCGCGTTGAATCGCATCTTCAGCTTCAACCGCTCTTCGTACGTTTGCGGCCCGACCGAGTACGCGCTGGCGTTCGAGGAGACGACGCGCTTGGTCTGGCCCGCTGTCTCGAACGGGCGCGAGAAATCCGAATACCCGTCACGCGCGAGCGCGAGGTAGTAGTACGCTGTGACGTCCGACGAGTACTCCGACGCGCCGCTCTGATTTCCGGAGAGCCCGAGGATACGGCGCATATTCGTCCCGGCGTCGCCAGAGAACGCGAGCGAGAAATTCACCGTGTCCGCTTCGATCAGGTAACCGGGGGTCGGCGACGTCACGAACGTCACCGCGTATGTGTTGCTGCCATCGACCACGGCGTTGATGGCAGTCTGAAGCGCGGTCGCGAAGTCGTCGTAGGCGCCAGTGCCGAGCACCGACTGAAGATCGATGTGACAGTAGGTGCCAGTCGAGAACGTGATGAGGTGCGCGGCGCCGTCGTCGTCGATCGTGAACGCGGGCGCTGTCTCGTAGCGCGCGAAGTCCCAGCCGGCGAGAAGGTGTGCCATCAGACCCTCGTGGCGGCCGGGCCGAACTCGCGCCGCGTCGCGCGCATGCTGTTCGTGAGCATCTGGCCGCGCTCGGCCTCGGTGAAGACGGCGTTCGGCGCGAAAAGGTTGATTGAGATGTTGGTGACTCCACCGCCACCGCCAGCCGTCGCCGCCTGGCCTGCACTCGCCGGCGCGCTCCCTCCGGCGCCCGCACTCGGGACGTTGATGGCCGCGCCGGCAATCCCCGTCGCAGCCGCAACGCCAGCCGCCATGCCTGCCGCGATGAGGTGTTGAGGCCCGGCCACGTAATCGTTGCGCGCGAACGCCGCGATCGCGTTCGCCGCTTCGCCGAGCGCCTTGATCGAGTACTCGATCGCCGTCGCTTCGAGGAACGCGTCGAGCATCCCGAGGAACGCGTCGCCCGACTTGTCGCTCCCCGAGATGAGGAACTTGAACATCTGGCCGGCGAAGTCGGTTACCGACGCGCCAACACTCGACCACATCTCGTCGGTGATCGCGGCGACCTCACGGTGATGCTCCTTCGTCTCTTCGAGCTTCTCGCGGTCCTGCTCCTTCTGATGCAGGTCCGCCTGGTGAGCGCCCTGTCGGTCGGTCTCGATCTGCTCGCCCATCGCGAGCATTTCGTTCGAATCGTTCAGCCGGTTCTGTGTGAACGCGTTCGCCCGCGCCTCCGCCGCTGCCATGGCGTCTTCGCCGTAGAGCGCGTTGAACGCAGCCTGTTCGCGCTCGAGCGCTTCGACGACCTTCTGAATGCTGCGCTCGTATTGATCGCGCTGGTCTGCGAGCGCATCGATCCGCGCGAGCTCTTCACGCTCGGACTGGGCGGCGCGCTGGCGCGATTGCTGAGCTTCTTCTCGCCGCCGCTGCTGTTCGCGTTCTTGCTCTTCGAGTTCGGCGAGGCCTGCCGCATACTCGCGCGCTGCCTCGACGAGGCCCGCTTCCGCTTGCGCATGCGCGCGCGCGCGTGTCGTCGCTTCCTCTTCGAGCTGTGCGCGAAGGCGAAGCGGCGCCTCGAGCTCTTCGAGCTGCGCCTGAAGGCCACGCAAGACCGCCGTCTGTTCGACGAACTCGGCGTCAGAACCCGCCGTAGCCCGCATCTGCTCGATGCGGACCTGCGTGTCGGTGATCCGTGCTTCGATGACCTGTGTCATCGAACGGGTAGCGCGCCCTGCCGCCTCCTCCGCGTCCCGCCCAGCCTCCTCGGCTTCGTCGCCGAAGAGTTCCCATGCCGCGGTGGCGATCCCGATCGCCGCAGTGACCGCACCGATCGCGATCCCGACCGGTCCCATTGTGGCGGATAGGCCCGTCATCGCGCCGCCGGCTTGACCGAGCGAGGTGACGAAGCCGCCAAGGGCAGGGGCCGCGGTACCGATTATCGATCCGACCCGTCCGATCGAAGACGACAACTGCCCGAACTGCTGCCCTACCGTACTCGCGCTCCGACCCGCCGTCGCAAGCGCGGCGGTGCCGCGCGTCATGGCCGTACTAGTCGTGTTCGTGGCCGACGCCTGGGCCTGCGCAGCTTGGGCCTGCGCGCGCTGCGCCTGCGCCACCTGCCGAGCCTGCGCCCCGTACTGCGCCGCCGCTTCCTTCGCGCGAATCAACGCGCGCTGAAGCTCCTCCGTCTTCTGCGCGGTCGCCTGGCCCGACTGTTGTAGCGCGCGGAGCTCGGCCGAGAGCCGCTTCGCTTCCTCGCCCGCCTGGAGCTGTTTGAGCTTGAGATCCTCGAAGGCCTGTGCCGGCGCCTGCGCGTTCGTGACCTCGAAGCCAATCTCAAATGTCTCGTCGGCCACGGTGCACCTCGGCCGTCAGCGGCGACGTTTCGTAGGTCGTCGTATCGTCGGCTGCGCCACGAATCCGCGCGCCGCGTTCGCCTCGCGCTGCGCGTTCTCTTCTTCGAGCCGCGCGTGTTCACGCTGCTGATCGAAGGCACGCACGGCACCGAACGCGCTTTCGTAGATCGAGACGCCGCGCGCGATCGCTTCGGGGAGGCTACCGGGGTAGCCGCCGCGCCGCTTCACCTCGCGCGACCAATGCAGTACGGCCGCGACGTACGGATCGCGAAGCGCCTGCCACGGGCAGCCCGTCTGCCGCATGTCGGTCACCTGCCGCATGCCTTCGAGTACTGTCTCGCTCGGGTCGCTCGAGAGTTCGTTGAAGGTCCGGCGCCCTACCTCGTAGCGCCATGCACCGCACGCGCATCCGTATCCGCGCCGGAGCTCGCGACGCGTGTCGGGGTCAATCCTTACGCAGACCTCGCGTTGGGCGGGGTCCCATCGCTCATCCGGCTCTGCGCCGCATGCTGGCGCGCGATCTGTTCTAGCCCGTGCTGCAACGAAGGCGGCCGCGTGTAGTAGACGCAGCCGCCCTCTGTTTTTTCGACCATGGCCCTCTCGTGTGCGAGATAGCCGAGCTCGTAGATGAAGTGCGCGCCGAGTCGAAGGAAGATCCTCCGCAATTCGTCCAGCGTCCAGATGAAGCGCTCGGTGCCGTCCGCCTGTTGGAACGGCCGCGAGGGGCGAAGTGCATCGCCGTGCTCGTCGTAGTTCTCGATCGAGCGCACCGAGTTCATGAATGCTGCTCGCAGTTTCTGCGCGCCGGGCGGATAGGAATCGACGACCATGAAGTCGTCGAGGCTCAACGCGCCGACGGTCGCCCATCGAAGGCGTCGGCCCGGAAGAGCGACGACGAGGCCCTCGTCGCGCGTCTCTATGTACTCCTCGATCGGCGTCTCGACTCGGTCGATCGCCATGTCAGTCGACACACACACCACGCGAAGCGGCGTGATCAGATCATCCACGTTTGCCATCGCTTCCCCCTGCTCGACGCGATCAGGTCATCCCGATCACGATCGGAGAGCGCTGCACCTCGGCGGTCTGCGCGCTCGCCTTGTTGCTCTCTTTGATGAGGCAACTGATCTTCAGGCCTTCCATGCCGAAGGCTTCGACCGGCTCGGGCTCGGCACAGATCTGCATCGTCGGGACGCACACAGTGCGTTGCGTGCCGCCGGCGCCACCGTCGAGCCAGAAAAGCAGGCCGTAGTTCGTCTGGGCCTGATGCGCCTCCCAATAGTCCTCGTACGGGTCGGGCTTGAGCAGCGTGATCTCGAGCGTGCGCCGCGTGCGCGAGTTGAGTTCCGGTTCCGTGCGACCCTCGACCCCCGAGTGAAGGCCGACGTCGAAGAACTCGCGCGCGAAGTTGACCGTGAGCCCCGCGCACCGCACGAGCGACAGCGTCGAGCTCGAGCTTGCGCCGAAGTGGCAGCCGCCCTTGCTCACGACGATCGGCCCGGTGTCGTCGTACGACGCGAGCGCGATCGCGCTCCCGCCCTGCGGCACGTCGAACTCGTCGTCGTGCTCGTAGTCGGCGAAGTTCAGTGTCGAGGACCACTTCGCGAGTCCGCCCCGCGTGAAGTCCATCGAGAAATCGCCCCACCCACCGAGCCCTGTCCAGATATTGCCGCGCTGCTTCGCGGCCTCGAAGAGCATTTGGATCTGCGTCGCAGGCGTATCGGTGAGGAAGATCGACTGGCTGTTGAGGATCACCGCACCAGTTGCAGGTGCGGCCGGTAGCGCCGGCCACCACACGAGCGTGTCCGTCGCTCGGCTCGTGACGAGCCGCGGGTAGATAACGCCGGCGACTGTGATCCCGATGATCGTGCCCTCGGTGAACCGACTGCCCTGCGCCGCGGTCACGACGCATCCGGTGGTCGCTTCGCCGCTCGCGGCGAGGCTACCCGCCGCGGCGTTGTATCCGCCGAGGAGCGCCTCCATCAGCTTCGATTGCGCGCGCTTCGTCGGCGTCGCCGCCGCATTGAGCGCTTCGTTCGTGCCCGTCCACATGAACGTGCACGCCGCGCTTGCGCGCGACGGCCCGAGCACGTCGTTGCGCTGCTCAAACGCGCGCTGCACGACGGTGGTGTCCTGCACCATGTCCGTCTTCGGGATGAACTTGATCGGCTCGTGGCGCAGATCGAAGAAATTCGTTGCGACGTCGTCGGTGAGGTCGTCGCCGAAGGTGGTCGACTCCACCGCAAACCGTGCGCGCTGCACGGTCATCTGATCGTACGTGGGCATTGCAGCTCCTCGAGCGGCTCAAGAGCCGGGGCTGAACTGGAAAACGCAGCTGAAGCGATCGATCACGTTCACGAGCCGATCGCGGCCGTCGCCGATCTGCTCGACACGCGGCGCAGCCTTCGCGCCAGCAGCCCGTAAGCCGCCGTGCGCGATCCCCGTCGCCGTTCCGCCGACCGTCGTGTCGAGCGCGGCGGGGTGACAGAGCGCTTTGCGGACGCGCATGAAGTCGTCCGCCACCGCGTCCATCGTCGCGCCTACGTCGCTTGTGCTGAACTCCCAACCGAGGAAGTAGTCGCGCGAGATCACGATCTGGCACTCGTAGATGTGGTCGGAGCCGAGCTCGTCAGCGACCGAGCCCGGTACCTCAATGTCCCCGATGATCGCGAACGCGCTCTTGCGATTCGTCGCGTCCTTCGCGCGGATCGATCGCAGTGTGCGATCGACGCCGGGGGGCAAGCCCTGTCCGAAGAGGTGTCCCGCCGCGAGCGCCCGCGGTTTGCCTGTTGACATCGTGAGGCACTCCACGATCGCGCCGCGCAGGTACGACGTCGTCTGCGCCGTCACGAGCGGCTCCGCAGGTTGCGGACCGCGCTGCGGATGCCCTCTCGGAAAGCGTCCATGAGCTGCTCGCGCAGCCCGCCGGGTAGATCGATGCGGCCGCCGCGGAGCGGCATCGCCGGACGCGGCGGGATCGGCGCCGGCGCGCGCCCGAAGATACGGTTGTTCGGCGCGCCGAACTGCCGCGCGCGCCCCGCGCTCCCCGCGATACCGACGACGATTCGCCGACCGCGCGTGCGCAGGCGCATATACACCTTCGACGCGAGGGCGAGCGCGTCGCCGCCGCCGAGCTTCTCGCGCAGCGCCAGCGTCGTCGCGCTCACCGCGGCCCACGCGGCGCCCCAGGGATCCGTCTGCGTCTCGAAGCGGCTCTCTACGAACCGCTCGACCACACCACCCATCGAAAGCAACGCCGGCGTGGGATCGGTGATCGCGGCCGACCACGCTTCGAGCCCGCCGCCTTCGGTGCGGTGCTTCACCGTGAGAACGACGGTGGCCATTAGATCCCCCGCATGCGGGAGACGCCGTCGTCGTCGACGCCAGAGAACACGGGGTCCTCGGCGTCGTAGACCGCGATGAACTTCCCTTCGTGCGCGGCGGCCCGCGCGACGTCGATGTCGTCCTCGCCGTTGCGCAGCGCATCGAGCGCCTCGATCGCGAGCGCTTCGTGGTACTTCGCGTCGCGCCCCTCGGGCTCGAAGAAGCTGTATAGGTCGTAGAGGACGAGGTCCTCGGCGATCTTTTGGATCTCTTCCGGCGTCGCGGGCGTGTCGGTCAGCTGCGCAAACGGGATCGACGATCCGTACCGCTGGCGCAGGCGGCGGTTGATGATGCGGCCCGCGCGCTCGATCGCTGCGGTGAGCACCCCGCTATCGGCCGAGCCGTCTGCGTTCCGATCTTGGAGCGCGGTCAGACGCGCCGCGCCGACGCGCGTGGTGAGCGCCGTGCTGTCCGTGTAGACGTTGGCCACGGCTCACCCCCGCACGAATAGGAAAGCCCCCGCTCGACGCGCAAAGGAACGTCGAGCGGGGGCCAATGGACACGAAGGAGGAGGTTAGGAGCTGGAGGGGGATTCCTTGCGGCGAGGGCGCTTCGGCGCCGATGGGGCGTCGATAACGTGGTGGCTCGTCGAGGACGCCTTCGCGTCTTCGAGTTCGCGCGCACCGACTTCGGCCGCCATCTTCGTCGCTTCGGCGACGAACGTTGCAGCCTCGGCCTCTGCCTCGCTCTTCGTCGCGTATTCGGACGCGGCGACTACGCATCCGAGGCTGCTGAAGCGCTCGAACGCGACGGGGTCGAGATCGACTACGTTCGGCGCCGCGAGATCGCCGCTCGGCGCATAGCGCGTGCGGCGATAGTGGAACGCCTTGGTGACTACGGCTCGCATGGTGCTCCTAGTAGAGGAAGAGGTAGGGCGCCTTGTCGGCCGTGAAGGCGGTCATCGGAGTGATGGCAGCCACGGTGCCGTGTGTCTGGGAAACGCTGTTGCCCCAGATCGATCCCTGGCAGTGCGCTGGGACCGTTCGGATCTTCGCCGTGTTCCCGTTCGCGCTGATGCCCACGTAGTAGAGGGCCGGACCGACTGCCGCATACGTCGCGGTGAACGCGAGCGTCTGCACGTTCGCCGCGGTCCCGACGGTCGCGCCTCCGCTGGCAACAGAGGAGTTCGCGAGCACCGCGCCAGCCGCGCTATAGAGGACGGCGTACACCTTGTCGGTACCACCGACCGAGCCGATGAGGTACCCAGCGCCCGTCAGAGTCTTGTTCGCAGGCACGAAGATCGACGAGACGAACTGCGTGCCGTTGGCGAACGCCGTGTCAGTTCCCGTCGTCGCTGCCGCCGGCGTGATGTTGTGCGCGCCGCTGTACGCGGTCGCCTGCGCGATGCCGCCCGTGAGCGACGCTGCACCGGTGATGTGCAGCGTGCTCGTAGTGCGGATCGCTTTGTCGTACGCCGTCGAGCTGAGGATGCTCTTGAGCGCGTACTTGATCTGTTCCCAGTTCGCGTTGCTCATGCGTCGCTCCCATGCGCTCTCGCGCCGCTCATCAGCGGACGCTCGTGAGGAGGTAACCGGCGTCGTTCTGGACGATCTTCTCGTCGTCCTTCAGCTCGACCGCGACGAAGTCGGTGCCGCCGATGCCTTGCCCGGGCTCGTGCCACTCGCGTGCACGCATGCCTCCGGACGAGCCCGGAAGGTTCGCGCGGAACGTGACGCTGAACGCCATCTGCTCCGTGCTCGACATCTGCCGCGGGACCACGACGAACGCGAAGGTCGTCGATCCCCACACCCGCGAGTAGCTCGCGGTGACGCCGAGGTTCGCTGTGTTCTTGTGCACCTTGGAAACGCGGAAGCCGTCGATCCCGAGGAACGCCGCGAGCTCGTCCTTCGTGACCGGACCGCCGCCCGTGTTGCCGCCGCCGCGCAAGCTCATGACCTGCGGATGGATCGAGAGGTCGTTCCACACGAGGTCCGAGCAGACGCCGAGGACCATCACGTCCTCGCCGTTGAACGGGATCGCCTCGAGCGCCGTATGCATGTCGTCGATCGGCGCGCCCGCCACGTCGTCGGTCCACACCGCCGCCGCCGCGCCGGTGTTGCCAGACGCCCAGTTGCCCGACGTCATAACGAGCGTGGCCACACGGTCCTCGCGCGCGAGCTTGATGTATTGCATCACGGTCGCGGTGCCGATCTGCTGCACGTTGAGCGCAGGGTCCGCGTTGAGCTTGAGCGCCTCCGGGATCGGATGCTTCAGGCCGCGGCCGATGCAGTTATACGAGGCCTCTTCGACCTCATAGTTGATCTCGTTGATGGACGAGCGCGCGCCGACACGATCATTGACGATCGTCGCCTGATCGATGCGCGAGCGCTTCCAGAACGAGTCGCTCTCCTTGTTGACGAGGAGCACAGGGGACACGTCTTCCGCAATGAACTGCGAGTTGACGTAGCTCGACGCGAAGTCGGAAAGCGCCGCGTTGACGTGCGCGTCGCGCGGGCTGATGGGATATGCAGTCATCTTGTTGACTCCTGGTGGTCTTCAGCCAGCGATCACGCCGGGACGGTTCGGGGGTGCTTGGAGATGTAGACGGGGATGCGTTCTGCCGCGGCGGTCGCGGCGGTGCGCGCATACCCGATGCACTCGAAGACGGTTGCAGCGGTGGTCGGGCACTTCTGGCCCTTACCCGCGGTGCTGATTGCGACGATGTCGTCGCCGTGCACGATGTCGGTCGTCGCATCGACATCGAGCAGCGCGACGCCGAGCGTCACCACATCCACTACCTCGCCAGATGCAGCGTGGTGGGCGGTGATCCCGAGCAGCTGGGTATCGCTGTCCGCTTCGGGGTAACGGCACTTGTACTCGTCGGTCGGGTCGACGATCACGAGCCGGTACGCCTCGACCTCCTCGGCCGCGACGAACGCTTCGGTCAGAACGTGGTGGACTGCGTATGCCATTGGTCTCTCTCCCGTTGGCCGCGCTCAGGCGGCAGGCGCGGCGCCGTCACCGGCCGCCGGGTTGCTCTTCAGTTCCGGCCAGCGCTTGAGCGCGAGCTGCTGCGCGCGAGCGCGCACGTAGTGCGGGAGCGCTGCCGCCGAAGCGTTCTCGATCTCGAGTTCGGCGCGCGCGTCCCTCATGCAGGCGTCTACCGCTGCGCGGAACGACGTCGGCGCAGCGGCCGCTGGCGCACCGCTCTCATCGAGCGGGTGCGAGCGCGGCGGCGCGTTGTGCGCGTTGATGATCTTCAGCGCGACATCGCGGCCGTGGCGGATCGCGTCTTCGATCAGAGCCGAGCGCGCCTCGGGCTTCAGCGCGATCTTGCGCTTCGCGAGTTCGCCGTCGATCCACTCCGTCGTCTCGTACCGCGTGACCTTCGCGCGGAGTGCATCGCGCTCCGCAGAGACCGCGGTGGCGCGCTCGCGCGCCGTGCGCTTCTCTTCGGGCTCTTCCTGCTCCTCGGCTTCCGGCTTCTCTTCGGCAGCCGCTTCGACGGACTCGCCTTCGCCCTCGGGCGGCGGGGTGTCGGCGCCGAGCGCCGCTGCGATCTCTTCCTTGCGCGCGACGAGCTCGTCGAGCACCTCGCTCGCGGGTGCCTCGGGCTTACCGAGAACATCCTGCCCCCACGCGATCAGCGACGAGAGCGCGTCTTCGACCTTGTCGGGCGCGATGCCCTCGACGGCTCGCGCACCGCGTGCCGCAGTCGACATACCTTCGGCCGGCGCCGCGTCGGCGCCGGCGACGATGTCTTCGACCTTCTTCGCCTGCGCGAGCGCGCAGACCGCGTCGTGCACCTTGTAGTAGTCGGCCTCGACGTCTTCGATCGTGAGCCCGAGGACGCCGGCGATCTTCGCCAACACTTCGCCCGCGGGACCGCGCTGGTCCTTCGTCTTCTCCGCCATGACGGTCATCCTCCGTGTGCGAGTCCCGAGGAACCCGCGCGTCGATCCGAGCTGCACGCGCTCGCTCCCCGCCGACAGCGTCGTCACCGCGGGGTCGTTGGTGAGCGCGTGCGAGATCAGCACCGCGCCCTTGATCGCGTAGTTGTCGTCCTCGTCGACGTCGTCCGCGTAGAAGCGGATCGAGCCGTACGCGAGCCGTCCGAGATCCGTCTCAGCCGCGATCGGCGGAAGGAGCTCGCTATATAGGAAGAGGTGCGTACGCCCGTCTTCGTCGACCACTATCGCGCCGACGTGCGCGTATCCGTTCGCCGGGTGATCGCTCCCGAGGTACGCGTCGCCGTGCGGCAGGCTCAACTGCAAATCCGCGCGCGGTGCACCACCGCCGTTGATCGGGATCGCGCTCTTGCGCTCGTTGAGCCCGGCGGCCATCTCCCAGAGCGCGGCCGCGGTGATCCGCGTCTTGCCGATCGGCTCGTCTTCCTCGGCGCTCGCGTCGAGCCATCGCCACACGCCGACCGGCTCGCCGTCCTCGCGCAGGTTCGCCTTCTTGACGAAGCCCGCCGACTTGCCCTGTGCGCGCCGTTCCGGGTTGCCGCCGATCGCGGCGAGATCGAGCGAGGCGAGGAGCGCCGCTCGTGCGGTCCCGTGGGCCGAGATTGCGTCGCCCGTCTCGCTGAGCACGAGCTCCCACGACTCGAGCGAGTCGCGCACGTACACCGGCACCGCCGCCGCGTACTGCACGCGCAGCTCTTCGATCGTCGCGGGCATCGGCGCTCAGTCCCGCTCGTCCTCGTCCGAGCGCGCGGCCGCGCCGAGGCGCGTCGTGTCCACGTGCCGCTTGCCGCCAGCGCGCGCCGACATGTCGTCGGCCATCTGCTCAAGCTCGTCCTGCGTCACGCCGTGCGAGAGCTCGCGGTGCGTCGTCTTCAGGGGACCGTCGCCGGTCACCTTGATCGTGAGTCGGGGCATGCGGCCTCCTTCAGGGTGCGAACGGGGCCGGCGGCGCAGCTTCGGGCGCGGGCTCGAAGGTCTTCCCTACCGTCCCGAGAATCTTCTCCGCCTGCTCGTCGCTCAGCGGGAACGCCGCGAGGATCAGCGCCTTCGCGCTGTCGCGCGGGAGTTGCTCCTCGACCACCTTCGCCACGATCTCGAGCAGCGCCGAGACCTGCGCGCCGTTGAGCGCGGTGCTCGGATCCTTCGCCGTGGCCTCGTTGGTCGCCGTCGGCTCTGTCTCGATCGTTTCGCCGGGTGCGGGCTCGTCGTCGAGCTCTGCCACGTCGACGTCGATCTCCGGCCCGATCTGCGCCGGCACCTGCACGGTCACCGGGCGTCGATAGTCCTTGCCCGCACCGTCTGGGATCGCCTCGTGGCCCATCGTGCGGCGCATCTCGTCCGGCGACGCGATGCCTTCCTTCACGTGCTCGGTGGTGAATACCTGCTTCTGTCCGGTACTCACCTCGCACACCGGGACGGGTGCGCCCGGCATGTTGTAGCGGATCACCGCTTCGTTGATCTGCTGCGTGATCGTATCGCCGAGCTCGACCGAGTCCGAGAGGTGAAGGTCACCAGCCACATAGCGGTGGGACTCGGCCGCCGCGAAGCTGCCGCCGTCGACCTTCGTGGTGAGGTTCTGTCCGAGCAGCGATACCGACTCGGTCGTCTCCGCCCAGTTGATCAGCGCTTCGTGGACTTCGGCCTTCGCTTCGCCGCTTCCGGGGATCGAGTTGATCTCGATCCCTTTCGTGAACACCGCCGACCATGTCGACTGAAGGTTACGCAGCGCCTCGCGCGTGACTGCGATCGTGTCGTCGCTCGACTGCCCGTCGTGGTCCATGCCCGGCGGGACGAGCGCGTAGGGCTGCGGCATGCCGAAGCGCTCGGCGAGCGTCAGCCAGAACTTCAGGCCCATGCGCTTGATGAACGAGGGCACGATGCACGAACGCATCGGACCACGGCGCCACGGATAGTCAGCGCGGCCCGACATCGGAATGTGCGCGACGAAGCAGTCCGGATAGTCCGAGAGCTTCTTCACGTCCATGTAGTTGCGGAACTGACTCGCGTAGAACCCGATCTGCCGCGAGTCGCGATCGAAGGCGTATCGGTTCGGGTGGACGAAGCCTTCCTCCACGCGCCCCGGCCCGAAGATGTGCGGCACGTAGTCGCCGCTGGCGTTCGTGGTCCAGCGCAGCGGCGCGGCCGCATAGCCGTTTACCGCACCGCTCATGAGGTAGGTAAGCCGCGAGCGGAACGCACGGCTCTCGGAGAGCAGGATGCGGCGCGTGAACTGCGCGGCCTCGTTCGCTTCCTCGTCGTCCTCGAAGCCGTCCGGAGGGCGCCACACGATCGGCCGCCCCATCATCGACTGCTGACGCTTGCGCGCGACGCCGTCTAGATGCGGATCGCGATCGCGCGCGTCGGAGAAGAGATCCATCATCGGGCCGGTGTCGCCCGAGTCCGCGCGCTCCATGACCGAGAACCATCGCTGCGGGTCTGCTTCGAGGGCCCCGTACTCGATCAGTCGCGAGTACGGATTGAGCGGCGGGAGCACGTGCGCGAGCGGCGGACCGCTTCGGCCGATCCGCGGGAGCCTCTTCGGCGCGCGCATCGCGAGCGCGATAGAGCTCGGCGCGATCGCGGCGCGCATGGTCTCGATGATCCCCATGCCGCCTCCGCCCTCACGTCCGGAACCCCGTGCTCTCGAGCTGGCCGGTCGTCACCGCGCGCGCGGTGCCCGGCATCGGAGTACGCGAGCGCACTTGGAGGCCGATTCCCCAGCACACAAAGAGCCCGTCGTCACCGCGGAAGCGCTGCCCCTTGCGGTTGCGCTTGCCGCGCGCCTCGGGGCGCCCGTTCTTCCCGGTCATGAGCGACGCCGCTTCTTCGACCGTCTTCGCGCACGGCGTGCTCGCTGCGCGCTCTTCGATCGCCTTGGCGAGGTCGCCGAAAATCAGCGGCCGTGTGAGCTCGTTCGTCGACCAGCCCAGCACGCCCTTCTCATCGCGGTAGAGCCGCGGGTAGCGCTCCTCGCGCTCGAGCACGTTCAGCGTCTCGACGCCGCCACCGCCGTCGCTGTTGCTGGCGCGCCGCCACACGTTGCGCTCCACCACGAGGAGCGCGTTGTTGTAGAGCCGCCCCGCCTGCGCGGCCGGGTGCGCGAGCTCGCCGGGCTTCACGCGGTTGTTCTCCCACGTCGCGACCACACGGCCCGACCGGTGATCCATCACCGTCATCGCCGCTTCGTTCCCGCCCGTGCCCTCCGACGGGTCCACGATCACCAGGTAGGTGCGCCCGCGCTCGGGCTTCTCGAAGAGCCGAAGCGCGCCGAACTCGCGCAGGCCTCGTACGAGATCGATCTCGTCGATCGGTTGCCGAGTCTGCATCCGCAACCAGTCGAGGTGCTCCGTGTCGAGCCAGCTCTCGCCGCTCACGAGGAACGCCGCCTCGAGCGAGACGGGGTACTCGCGTAGCGCGCGCTCGAGGCCGAGCTTCTGCACCGTCTTGCGCCACCACGCGATCTGCGCATCGCTCGCCCCCGCCGCGCGGATCTTCGTCTCCCAGTGCCGATCGCGCTCCGCAGGCGGCGCCGGGTAGCTGCCGGGCTCCGCTATGTAGCCGGGGTGCTCGAGCCACGAGAAGAAGTGCAGCGCGTAGTTGTCGAAGAGCCCCTTACGCGCTTCCTCGACGCGCGAGTGGAACCAGTTCCCGACACCGTTTGCCGTCGACTCGATCACACACTCGTTCTCGCCGAGCGAGCCGAAGAGCGCAGCCATCGTCTCTTCCGGCGCGCGGTAGAACGCTGCCTCGGTGATGTGCAGCCGTTGGATCGTGCCTGATCGGCCGCGGTCCGCGGCGGTGATCTCGTCCTTGCCCGCCTCGATCACCTTGATCGAGCTGTCGTTGTCGTCCCAACGCAGGCCCGTCTTCGTGTTCTCGCGCGGCTCGGGGCTCAGCCCCCACGCGCGCAGCGATTGATCCATGAGACGGATCGCCGAGAAGAACTCGGACTTCGCTTCGCCGCTGTGCACGACGACGACGACTTGCGCGCCCTCGTGCGTCCGCGCGTACTGGTAGTCGCGCGCGTTCTCGAGCGTCGAGAAACCGATCTGCCGCGGCTTCACCACGAGGTCGCGCCCGGTGCGCTCGCGCTCGAAGCGCTTCTGCTCGGGGTGCCACCGTGCGAAGTCGAAGGTGACCTTGCCCTCGCCCTTCGTTTTGATCTGCAAGAGCTCGCCGAAGCTCGGTAGGTCGAGCTCGATCTCGGCGAGGTCCTCGGCGAGCGAGTCGAGGTCGGCCTGCGCCGAGCTCATAGCGGCCGCGAGAGTCGCACTCGCCATCTTCCGGGTATGAACCGGACTGGTGTCCTCGCACCCCGGGCCGCATCGTGTCGCGTCGTGCTCTGCGCCCGCCTACCGCTGCGCGCACCTCGCGATCGTGGTGAGAACCTACCCATTTCGAGGGGCCACTTTCAAGCAGGGTTTGGTCAGGTTTGGTCAGATCCGGTTTTCTTTGCACGAGAATCTGCGCTCGCATCGCCCCCCAGCGATGTGATCAGCGAGTCGACCCACCACGCGGGCACGTACTCGCGCGCGCCGAGCGAGATCACCGGGATCTTCCCCTCTCGCTTCTCGCGCTCGCCCCACTGCGCGTAGGGCACCGTGTGCCGGCGGATCGTGCTCTCGTTCCACCCGAGCCGGCGCGCGACGGCGCCGATGCTGAGCAGCCCGCGCGGGCCTTGGTTCTTGTTGTCGGTGCTCACGACGACATCTGCCCGATTCCTTTCTGCTCACTAGAGCCCTTGCCGTGCCCTGCCCGGCCGGGCCGAGCCGTGCCTTGCCGCGCCGGGCCAACACCGAGGACCTCGTAGAGCCGCGTCGTCTTGATCTCGGCGCCACCCTCGAAGCCCGTATCCTCGCGCACGCGTTGGCATGCTTGACCGATCAGTTCGCTGTCCTTCTTCACGTTGCCTCCTTCAGGCGTGCGAGCGGATCCCACGCTCTCGTGTTGCGGTGCTGTCCCTCGATCTCGTCTTCCGCGCGCGCCGACGGCCGCAGCTCTTCGGCCGCGACGAGCGCGTCGCGCACGCGCCCATTGAAGTGCCGCACGAGCATGGACACCTGGTGCTCGGTGATCGTGACGCTGTACTGCTCGCGCATGACGTCGACCACGTCGACCACGCGCAGCCCGCGCCACTCGACGTAGCGGCCCTTGCGGTTGCGGTTGCCCTGCCGCGTGCGCCGGTACGCCGGCTTACCGACGACGCGCAGCACGTACGCCTCGAGCGCGAGCGCCGAGCTCGGCACGAAGAGCAGAAGGCCCGGCCCCAACGCGCACTCGGCGCGATCGAGCGCGAGCGCCACGTTGCGGTGCCGGTCCACCTCCGCGTGCTCCCGCCCACCGCGCGACGGGTCGAGCGCGCATTGCACCCGGTTCGCCTTCGCCTCGTAGTCAGAGCTCGAGCGGATCTCGTCGTGCTCGATCCGCGCGCGCACGTACGAGCGCACCGCCTGCTCCGGGCTCTGCCAGACGTACCGGTGCGGCTCTTCGCCCGTCCGATCGCGCTGGATCTCGCGCTCGGCGCGGCGATCGATCTTGCGAGCTCCGTACCGCGGCGCCGTCATGATCACTGCACCGTCTCCCCGCCGCGCGCGAGCGCAGCGTCCTGCCGCACGCGCTGCTGCTCTTCGAGCTTCGCCGCCTCGACGGCGGGAACGAGCGTCGCGTTCCTCGATCCGTCGGCAGCGACCGAGACCACGAGCTTCGCCGGGACCCGCACGCGCGCGCCGCCGAAGGGAACGATCAGCTGCACGGCGCGCTGTCGGTCCTGCGCCCAATTCGTGATCCGCCACACCGGCAGCGGCATCAGCCCGCCTTGCGGCGGCGCTTGCCCAGGCGCGAGGATCGCCGGCGGTGGACCGCCGCCCCACGCTACGAGCTCGGCACCCAGCTCCCACTGCGCCTCGGACTCGAAGAGCCGTCGGCGCAGCTTGCCCTCCACGTCGCGCACCTGATCGACGAGCTCGATCGAGCGCTCTGCCGCTTCGCGAGGATCTGCCTTCGTCGCCTTCGCCTTCATGCCGCCTTCCTTCCCTTCGTCTTCGCTGCCGCTCGGTCCCGTGCGCGCTTGTGCGCGAGGATCGCCGCGACCTTCGCGCGCAGCTTGGCCTGGTAGCTCTCGAGGTCGTCGTTCCCGTGCGCCGCAGCCTCGAGCCTCTCGAGCCGCTCGATCGCGCGCAGCCGCACGCCCATCGCGATCGTCGGGTCGGCGATCACCGCGCGGTACGCGTCCGCTGCCGAGCTCGTCGGCAGCAACGGGCCCGCCGTCGACGCCGGCGCCGCGTCGTCCTCGCGCTCCGTCACCTCACCGCGCGCGCGCCGCGCTTCGATGATCGCGATCACCCGCTCGTCCTTCAGCAGCCGCGCCGCGTGCGCCGAGTGCGACCCTGGCCCTCCGCCGAAGCCGGCCCGCCGCGCCGCCTCCGCGCCGTTCCCGGCGTAGAGCTCCGCGAACTTCTGCGCGCGTGGGCTCAGATCACGGGCCATGTGCCACCTCCGGTACAGCCACGCCGCAAATCGGGTCCGGTAGCGCGCGTAAAAGAGCGCGTTGCTCGCC